TGCTGAATTTTATAAAGAATTTAGAGCAGCAAATCAATTTTGGAAAACAGGAAAAGAACATCTTGGTAATAGATTTATAGCAAAACTAATTGCTAAAAATCCTGAAGAGATCGGTGAAGCTATATTTAAAACAGGTAATCAAGCTGAAATACAGAAGGCAAGGATTGCTTTACGATATATGCAGAAGGTTACAAAAGGCACAGATGGAGCAGTAAATTTTAATAAAGTCTGGCAATCTATGCAAACTGGTTATTTAAAGTCAATTCTAGGTGGAGCAACAGATACTACAGCAACTCAATTAACGGAGATGGGTGTTAAGAAACAGGTTGGTTCAAATGTTTCAGATGTTGAGGGTAGAGGAATGAATATAAATAAGTTAAAAGACTTGTTTATAGAAAATACACCTACAAATGATACCTTTAAGGCTGCTTTTACAGAACAACAACGAAATGGAATAAAAAACTTTGTATCTGCACTAGAAGGAGCACAAAGAAAACCAAAAGGTACTGGAACATTTATGGTTACAGTTGGTCAAGCAGGTATAGTTATAACCACTATGGCTGGTGCTGGGGTAGAAGCTGGTATGGGTGCAATCGCTGCACTTACTATAACACCTGCTATGTTATCCTGGGTATTAACTCGCCCTAAGTATGTTGCATTTCTCTCTCAAGGTATGCACACAGGAATAAAATCTAAAGCTGCTGGTGGTTTATCTGCTAAATTTGCAGCAATGATTACAGATATTGGGCAAGAACAATATGGGGAGTTAACAAACTAATGCACGAATCAAATTCAGAAAAAAATAAAGCAATGATGTCACAATTTATGGGTAATTTTCCTAATAGAGATTTGGTTAAGGCAAATTCAACTGATGGTTTAGAAACATGGAATAATGAAATATCTGCTGACCATATAGCAGATTATCAAAGATCACTAGATTACTCTGGACACTCTATTAATCCTGTAGAGGTAGAACAATCCATTTACGGTCAAGCCTTGTTAGAGGCAGAAATACTAAAACTTGAAGAAGCAGCAGCAGCAGGTGAAGTATTTAAAAATGCCTGGTTACAAGGTATGCTTGACGCCACCTCTAAACCTAAACCGACAGATGAGGGTAGAAGAAAACCTGTGAAGATGGAAAACCTAAGAGGTGAGAAACCAGGGTTTGTAATGGCTGAAGGAACTAACTGGTGGAGTGTAGATGAAAAAGATGACTACTGGCAGACTAAAGAAGGTCATAAAGAAGCTATGAGCCTGTATGGTCAGAAACCAGCATGGGTGAAAGAATCCTCTCTTGAATACAATCCTAGAACTGGTAAGTATGATTCAATTAAAAAAGAGGAGTTTGCTGAGATCAAGCCTAAGAAAAGGATAAGTCTTTAATTATGGAATATCAATTAAGACCACCCCAATTACGAAGCCCTAGACCATCTGATGTATATGAACATCCATCAGGTATTCCAGCAGCACACTTAATAACAGGACAAGCCTACACCATGCCTCATCTTGGATGGGGGGATGATGTTAATTTCTATGAGAGATCAGAACAGAGTTACGAATCACTCAAAAATAGCTTACAAGATTATTTTACTAAATATGGCTTAGATGTAAATACAGAAGATTATTTTTATAACCCCACACATATGTTGGCACAACCTAGTAATATAAGTGATCAAGAATGGGATAAAATTAGTCTATCTGAATCTATTGGTGCAGATGGTAAACTATTACGAAGTGGTTTCAATGTAACTGCAACGCCTAGGAATCTTAATCCAGATATAGAAATAATTAGGCGTGGTGCATTTAATATAGCCCCAAATGCAGACCATAATCTACTTCTTACAAAACACGGAATACTACAAATTGATGAAGCCAATCAAGATCCTAATAACCCACAAGGTTCTTATGGAGATATACACGAATATTTACATTCAATAGATGTAGCTGCTGGTGGCGATAGAGCTATGAGTGATATTATGGGGGATTACTTAAATGAATCACCCCCAGGTCAGGGAACACAACCTGGTCAATCACAAACAGATGTAAAGTGGACAGAACAAGCATTATATGAAAGATGGATGAATGATCCAGAAACAGAACATCTGAATCAAGTTTCAAGAGAGGGTTTTGGAAGGTTTATTGCTAGAGCATTTATGGATGAAACATATAAAAATAAACACAGCAATGATACTTACAAACTTCAACCACATGAAATCTTTGCTAGAGCTGGTGCTAGTACCATAAGAACTTCTGGAAAGGATGAAGGATTTACGAAGGGAATGTTTGGGGATTTAGAAGAAGGATTTTCTAATGCACTAGCTTCTTTTTTAAATAGTAGATGAAACCTAACTAAAAGGTGACATAGGTGGTTTCGGAGGTAGTCTTTTTTCTTCCTCTTCAACCCATAAATCTATAAGCTCTGCTTGAGCTTTATATAATTTAGTATGTACACAATCATTCTTATCAACACCAAACATTCTTATATACTCAGAGTCCTGAGTAAAATCAATCTTATCAGAATCTTCTGTTAATGGTGTCCAAGCCATTGTAGGAATAGCATTACGCCTCTTATTGGCTGCTAATACTTTCTTATATTGTTTACTACTAAAGTCTGTCATAAACTATTTATTTCCAACCCACCCTATACATCCTATTGCATCTGCTGGTCTACATATTAAAGTAGTATCATGTGGTTCAAATTCATTATTTTTTTTCACTTGGTCAAATTTAGCTTCTAATTGACTACACCCTGTTAGTAGGGTTACTATAACTTGTAATACTATTATAATTGCTATAGTTTGCACACCCCATCCTCACAATCATCATCATTAACTGTTATTATATACTCTTCTTGTCTATTAGATTTAATTATCGATCTAAATTTATCAACTATTGAAAATCGTTCTAATAACTCTTGAGATTTTAGTTTCTGTGTTCGTGTCATATAACTATCATAAGACTTCTTATAATCCATTCCCCTATTAGATGCCCTATTTGCATAATCCTTTGATAACAACTCACACATTTCCAATTTCTCTACAGTCATTCTAACTCCTTCATTGCGAATTTAATGTTAGGTTTATCACTATATCGCTTTCTAGCATAAACCTCTACGATCTGTCTATCATCCACAAAAAGAACCCCATTTAGGGAATCAAGTATTGCCTTTAGGTAGTTATCTATATCACTACTATTGTCGCAATATTGTCTATTCTTTTCTTTACTTTTTTTCTTAGTCCAAGATTTAGGTATTCTGACATTAAACTCTACATCAACACTAATCAGTTTTTCAGAGGGAGTCGTTTCCATCTCACTTGTTAGTGCTTTCATTTCATTTCGGAACTGAGTATACTTCTTAGGGTAATAAGTAGACCATCTGGAAACCCTTGGTCTTGAGGCAGGGCAAGGATCTATATCAAAAACCATCCTCATAATTTCCTGCATAGAAACCACCTGTAACAACATCTATAGTCTGTATTGCTGATTTCAAAAGTTTTCTCATTTCAAGATCCCTCTCACTATCTTCTTCCCTTGCAATTTCCATAGCTTCTCTTAGAGTGTCATTAACATCCTCTAATTTCTCTTTATGATTTCTTGTAAACATTGTACATAGCCAAATGATAATCTTCGTTTCTGGGTAGTTTTATTTGATATTCACCACCAAAAAAATCATCAATATTTCTTAGAAAATCTACAAACTCCTCAACTTCTAAGTCTTTAGTTGATACTATATTGAATTTTTCTTTGATTTGTTTTTTGGCTTCTTTCTTAGACTCACCTATTTCTTCTGCAATTATATCTCGCCAAGTATGAAAAAGCCTATTTTGAGCATCACTCCTTTTAGGTTTATCTTTGGTGATTGATATTGTTGCTACTTCGCAGTCAGGATTATTATTAAAAAAGTTTTGAACTAATGTTCTAAATATTGCTTCTTTAGGTTTATCTCTGTAAATTACTCTGTGTATACTCATTACACCACAATCCTCTCTTTTTACTTTCCTTTTTCTTATTAATAATTATTCTAGGATTCCACAACACGCTATGTCTTACTGCGTGTTGCAGTTTGTTTTTGATAGGATGTGGTCTTGTATGGCTCAGAATTAAAGCCCTAGCCATGATGCTATTACAGCCACCACAACTATACCTACAAAAATAGCCATACCACGATTTTTTGTAAGCATTTGCATAAACTTATCCATATTAGTCCTTAGTTAAAAGTTTCCAAAGTATCAACACACTCAATATCCCAACCAAACCAGCATCTCCAAGTTGAGTTACGATACCAATGATTGTCGAAATTGTTGAACCACCCAAAAAGGCTACAGAATGACCAAATATGATCTGTAAGATGATAGCTAAACCTATTAACTTAATACCAATTTCCGTTGCCACTCCAACACTATTCATTATTTTATCTAACATATATTGCTCCTTATTTAAAATTAAAAACTATAGGGGGATTATACCAGTTTTTACCATTAACTTTTGAGTATTTATTATTGCTCTTAGCATTTCTAATTCAAGAAACTCTCTTTCATAAGGTGGATCAACTGTTTTCCTACCATCATAAATATCATGGCAATTTAAACATAGGTAAGCACCATGTATAGGAAGTGTTTTTAAACCCATACCAGCACCACTCAAGTGGGCGAAAATCACAGTTTCATTATCAGGCATACAACCCTCTAATCTCATTTGGCAAGGTTTCCCTTTTGCCGACTCAGTATATTTATTAACTCTTATCAGATAAGCCATATATATCAATCTCCACATCTTTAAATTTAGAATAATCCCCATGAAACTCACATTTCACAAAGCCTATTTGCCCCATTCTATTCTTAGCAACTATTAACTCTGCCAAACCAATATCAGGTGTATCTTTATGATAATATTCATCTCGATAAACAAACATGACAATATCAGCATCTTGCTCTATTTCACCAGAAGAGCGTAGGTCGCTCATATACGGTCTTTTATTCTCTCGGCTCTCTACCCCCCTACTCAACTGAGATAATAGGAGTACGGGTATCTGAAGCTCCTTAGAGAGGTACTTTAACTCTCTTGTTATGTTACCTAATTCAGAAATCTCTCTTCCTTTGTCATAACGCATAATTTGTAGATAGTCTATCAGGATAACATCAAGTTTTTTATCTGTATTCATTTTTCTAGCCATAGAAGAAATATCTTTCACACTTAATCCACCCCTATCAACAATACTCATATTCTTGTTACCAGCTTGAGCAAGTTTTTCGTAGAAAATCTTTTCTTCATTTTCAGATAATTGGTTTCGTTCAATTTTGTGCATGGGTAGGTTTGTTTCACTTGATACAATTTTAAGCATTAACTGTACCTGGCTCATCTCTAATGAGAAAAAGAGTACATTCTTAGAACTACTTAGGTGATTTGCTATATTCAGAGCAAGTGTAGACTTACCCATAGATGGTCTACCCGCTATAACATTCAAAGATCCAGCCCTAAATCCTGAAGTGAGAGCATCTAAAGACTCAAAACCACTCGATAACCCTGTACCATTTACAGTAACATCATCTATATAATCTATTGTTTTAGATACAATATTCCTCATAGAGTTTTCATCACGATCTAATAATTCATTTTCTAACTTCTGAATCTCATCAACAGTTTCTTGGTAGTTATCGTAATCAATGTTGAACTTACATAATTCAATATCATTAGAAATTCTACAAGTACGGATATGTGTTGCATAAACCTCAATATTATCTGTACCAATACAATCTTCAGTCAAAAAAGCAAGGTCTTGGAAGTCTACTGCCCACGATCTACTTTTAGGTTGTTCCTGGAGGTTGATATAATCTCTTGTAGTTAGCATATCAACAGGCATCTTCTTGTCTGTCATCTCTATAATACAACAAAATACATATCTTAATTTGTCATTACTAAAGTCATCTGATACCAAACCAGTACCCATAACACGATCCAAACAGGAATCTAAGAGTAGACCACCTACAACAGACCTTTCAGAATCTATAGAATCAAAGGTTTTTTTTAATTCTTTATAAATGGTTTTTTTATTATTTACCATTAGAAGTCTGAGGTTCTTATTCGCCTATCATCTGCCCAATGCTCTGTTTGTATTTCTTGATCTGATTGTTCTTCTAAAGATTTACCAAAAAAGGATTTTTGTCTAAATTCTTCTTCATCAGGTGCTTCACCATTTACCTGTTCCCAAATCCATAAAGAATCACCACCATATTCCTCTAAGAAATTAGGTAAGGTCATTCCATCAACAGCATCTTCTTGTGCCTGTATAACTAGGTTTCCTATTTTACTCATCATCTTTCTCCATTGGGGTTTTCATACACCATCCATGTTCACTTAGGTGTTCTTTAGTTGTTATTTCATTACCATGCTCATCAAAACGAACAAACCCATCAGGAAGTTTGTATTCTTCACCTACTGCCATACCATGAAAAAAAGCATCTCTATTGTTTTCCTGATGAATAAAAAAGTCATTTTCATCTTCTTCTATTGGTTGGGGAAACCCATATTCTAAAGCACACTTAAAGCCAACATAAAACCATTCAGCAGAAGTCCAATTACCAATAGGGTGTGTTTGTCCATTTGTTAGTTTAATGTTTATTTTAGGATCATCTTCCTGTTCTTTATTGCTCATTTCTTTCTCCAGTTAAATTCTTGATAGGGTTGGGGTTTAGGTTTTCCTGGTGTCATCATTTCCCATTTCCTTTGATTAATAAAAGTCTGTAAGTGAGGTATATATCTTTTCTCAGTTACATCAAAATCTAAGTTTACAGTAGAAAGTATTGGTAGAACTATTTTCCAATCTTTTATTTTTTTAATAAAGTTATTTAACTCTGTATCAAGTCCTCTTTTCTTTCCACTATATCGTTGTCTAAAATCTTCAAATAATTGTCGCTCTTCTGTAGAGATACTCTCTTTCTCTTTAGGAATCTCTTTCTCTTTAATATCGGTACGCATTTCCGTATGTACGGAAAGCCGTAGGTACGAAAAAGGATATATATGGAACTCATTGCTAAAGAACCTATGCTTATCATCTTTTAGCCTAACTACTCGATATAAACCAGCTATCCTTAGACACTTCATTGCTTTTAGATATTTAGACCTACCAATATCAAAATGTGTTCTTACTTGATCCTCTAGGACTATCCAGTTTTGAGGTTTAGATTGTAGATAACACCATATAGCCAAAGCATCAGGATTATCAACAGCCTGAACAACCTCTCGACTTAACATAAAGTAGTGTATATCTGATTGGTGGGTTTCTAACTTATGAATTGGCATTTATTTTAAAATAATAAAATCTTGTGCTTTATGTAATTGAGTATGAACACACTCTTTAGGTATTTTCTTTAATTCAGTAAGAAGTTGTGTATCTAAAAACTTATCAATCTCACCATTATCTATTAGCAAATCCCTCAAGGTATTATAGATATTGTGGCAACCATCATTACCTGACCTTACAAAAAAGTTACCTGACAAATCACCATAAGTGAAATAGTATTCTGTTTCTATATTAGCCATTATATTATTTTAACATTAACTTAACCAATGGATCTTTATACCATGTTTGAGGATCAATCATATCAGAATTGGGTTTATACCTACTCTTTTTTAAGGATAATACTTGTTCCCTTATTGGTCGAAATAAAATTTTAGGATCGGTGTGTGTTTTTAACCTTGCTCTAGCACAAGTATTAGTACAATTTGCAACCTTACTAACCAACATATTAACAGTAATTTTACTTCCATCATCTAATGTGTATAAACGAATAAGTTTATCTTGCCAACCAGTAATATACTCCTGACCATCTTGAATTGTGATTTTCAAAACGGAATATCATCTTCAAATTCATCTCTACCCTTATCACCTATTGGTCTTTCATTAGACTCATTATTCGGCTCATTATTCGGCTTCCACAAATCTACTTCAACTTTATGAGTTTTACCATTCTGATCTACACCATCTTTAAGAGGAGTTACTTTAAATTTTAAGAAATTAGAACCTTTAAATTCTATTAAGTGTTCATTTTCTTTTAACCACTTGGCTTCTTCTTTAAGCCTAGTCATGTTAATTGAAAAAGAAAAAGCACCACCATCAAACATATACTTGCCTCTTCCTACATAGATTTTTTTCTTTTCTTCCATAATTATTCCTATTAGTTAAAAAAAGGGGGAGTATTATCGTAACTCCCCAAGCCGACTAGTCATAATAGCTTACGCACTTAATTAAGTTTTGAAATGGTAAAACTTGTCTAAACAAATAAAAAACAAGGAAACCCATAACTAAACCCACCCATCTGCTAAGTGATAACAGTCAAATCACTCTCCGTTTGATTGTTCTCTCTTGAAAAGAGTTAATTTAGCCTGATACTCTTTACCAAGTCCAGACCATAAACTACTGGCTCTTTTTGATTCAATAGCCTTATTTTTATGTTTCTTGCTTTTTTCTAATAAATCTAATGCCTCTTGCATTTCATCTTG